TTCTTCATCGAAATATTTTTCTGGTTCTGAATAAATGGACTTTCCATATAGCTGTTTGCCATCTATTTCATAACGATTACCAGACCTTTTAAACACTCCGTGTTTCTCACCAAACTCTAAGAGTCCGTAATACCTATCAATTCCAGATTGATAACCTAGTTTAACATCAATCATTTTATTTTCGACTGTCAATCTGGATTTCTGAGTTTTACAATGAATGATATTTCCTATAACCTCAGTTCCTTCTTTGTCCTTCTTCTTGGACAAGTAAATGATTGAACTGGCTGCATACTTGAGTCCAGAACCACCGCCCATTTCCTTAGTCGGCATATATGCACCTATCACATCATAGGTGTGATTGGTTACGACTAAAGGAACATTTGCTCGACCTAACTTGAGGGTCAATACACGAAAACAAGCTTTAATAATCTGAGCTCTAGTCATATCCCTAGTCTCTGACCCTGCGGCAGTATCTTCCAGTTCTTTTGTGGTAGATAAATTTCCTAGAGAGTCCAAGACAATCATCATAGGTTTTTGCTCAGTCTCAAGATATGCATCTAATATCTTTATTGATTGTGTACGAAATTCCTGTATAGTAACTACTGGAAGTATTACCATTCTTTTTGAATCGATACCCCTAGACTCTATAAGTTCTTTAGGTATTGCTGACTCAGACTCAAAGTATAAAACTCCACCATCTGGATTTGTATCCAAGAATTGTTTGACCATTCCTAGTGCAAAGTAGGTTTTCCCTGTCGCACTTTCTCCAGCAAGAGCCGTGATTTTGTTAGAAGGTAATCCACCAGACAGACTACCAGAAAGTAGGCCATTAAATAGATAACTACCAGTATCGATGTAGCTATTAACATCACCAGCTGCCAGGCCCTCTTCAACGATTGTTGCATATTCATTTCCTGACTCCTTTATAAATTGTTTTAAATCCATTATTTACCCCACCTATACTCAACTGGTTCTCCACCAATACCATATTCTTTATACATTTCTTCTATTTGCTCAGCAGAGAATTCTGATTTATGTACTGGTTTATATCTCTTTTTGTTTTTCTTTGTTGATGTTGTTGGTACACTAATATAAGAATGCTCTCTTGTACGTTGATCATCTTGTATTTTCTTCTGAAGAGCAAACTCTTCTGGATCCTGTTCTTTCCACTTTTTCTTTAGAGCATATTCCATCATCTGATAATCACCGCCTGTATGTCTACTCCAAGCTGCATATTCCATCCAATTAGAAAATCCTCTTTCTTGAGCAAACTCATCGGAAGTTTTACCTTTCATTTCTACTTGTTCTAAGCCATCTACCAATTCACCAACTATCTTATAGATGTTTTTTAAATCAATTTTATTTAAATCCATTCTATCTCCACATATTTCTTAGTTTCTTTGCCCCAATTTTTCATTACAGGTACATACAATACCTCATATAAAAACCGATTAAACTGTTTGTCAAAAATTCTAGATGTTTTCTTAGACCATTTTCTAGGAGTAACCTGTAGGCTAGATAGTACTTTCGCTTTTCTTTGTTTTTTGGATAGTTTCATTATTCCTCTCTATTTTCAGATTTGTCAACAGAAAACCCTTCAGGAAATCTGCCAGTTAATTTTTTGGTATTCTCTGCAAGGACTTCTTCTAAACTCCATCCTGACCAGATAAGAACTTGTTGGACATACCACATCACATCACCAAGCTCTAGTTTAATTTTCTCTCTCAGTTCGGGTGTAGGTTCTTTTCCTTGAAATAGTATTTTCTTTACAATATCTAATAGCTCTCCACCCTCAGAACAGATACCAATACTACCTGTAAGTAATCTTTGGGGCTCTGTCCATTTTGCATCACCATCCTGAAATCCTGCAAGTCTGTCCATAAAGAGATCACTATCAACTGTTACTTCTGATGTGACACTATTTACAAATTCTCTATGTGCTGTTACTTCTTTTGAATCCATGTTCTCCTTTAATTAAAAAAGTTTGTTATTGTAGCAATATTATTCGTTGCATCCTTAATGGCAAAATTATTTTCATAGGGTGTACACTCTCTAAGATTATCTGGATGATTATTAAAACGATCATCATCAATATGATCTAGTACATATCCATCTCTTGGGTATCTTCTATGATGAAGAGCAAAAACTAATGTATGTAATTGAATGCACCATAGACCAAAGTTGGGAATGGATAAAGTAACTATTTTATATTTTTGATTTTGTAATGAACCTTTAATATTTTTATATTTACCATTTGTACCAGCTTTCATTATTTGTCCTCTCCTACCTAAAATATTACCCATACCATCATGTTTATAACCAGCCGCTTCTATAATATCAGGAGTAGGCCTTAGTTTTCTTATAGGAGGAATTACTTTATATTCCACTAAAAGATCACTAATACTAATATAAGGATTAATTTCTAATAAGATTTTAGCCTTTTCAATAAATTCTAATTTTGCAATTTTTATATTCACATTAACCAAAGAAATCTAATAGATTGGTTTGAGTTCCGTATGAGTCATCGATGTACCAATCGATTGAGTTTGTAATAAACAGCAATGGATCAACAAACGACTTCTCAAATTGTTTTTCATAATCAACATACTTTTGCACATCCAATTCCGTAGGACACTCTGTAAGAAAAGTAAATACATTTGTCTGGAATGGATTGGGGTTTTTCAAATAAACAAACTTAATCTTTTCCCCTTCCATAATCTCAGGATACTTCTTATCTAATTTCTTATCCTTGAGTTGGTAGTTATAAAGTAGAGCTCCCTTAACGTGCATTGGACAACCCTTCTTGAAAATACCATTACTTGATGACCACTTCTTTAAGCCATTACATGATCTTGGAAATGCAATCATCTTAGGTTTAAGCCCTAACCATTCCTTACGAAAATCCTGTATGAATGTATTGAGTTCTTCCTCTGTTCCACTAATGATTAATTGTAAAGCATCTTTAATTTTATCTCTACATACTTGTGGAGTTGATGACTTGACTGCTTCGATACCCATCATCTTGAGTTTGGGCTCTGCATACTGAACACCTTCTGAGTTATGAACATTCAGAATGTATCGTTTCTTTGCAGTCCAGATACCCTTGTCTGCAATAACCTCACGACTCATTACCATCTTCTGCTCGTATGCATTTGTATAGTCTGCAAGTTCTTGATACTTCTGATTTATGAAAGGTTCTATCGTATCAGTACAAATTTTATCTAGAAACTTAACAGGGTTTTTTGGTTGTAATTTTTCTACCAGAGATTCAAATGTAAGATAAACAGAATCGGTATCGGAAGCAAGTACATAATCTACATCATCAGTTTTCATCAACTCATTTAAATACTTATTCAATGCAATCTCTATCCACCGAATGGAAAGCTGACCACTATAAGTTACAGCCTCTGCAATACGAATATCATAAAATCTAAAATACTGATTTCCGATTGCACCATATGCAGAGTTAAGTGCAATCTTGAGTGCCATCTGTTTGTTCTTGTAACGTGATATGAGATTTAAAAGTTGTGGATGTTTAGTATCCTCATATTCTTGTTCGGCTTTGAGCATCAACTTCTTAATTTCTTTACGTTCATTGTACATCTCTAACAACATCTCAGGAAGAAAACCATATTTGGTACAATCAAACAATGCACCATTTGGAGTTATTGTTTGTTTATTTTCTATGAGAAAAGAGGTATCAAACTCTTGTGATAACATCTTATCAACAGTAGGCACCGTCCTATGCATCCCCTTGATAGTCTCAGGGGAGATATTGTAGTTCATGATCAAATGTGGATACAATGAGTTCAAGTCAAAACTAACAACCCACTTATGAAGTCCTACTTGTGGTTCCTTAACATAAGCACCAGAAAACATATCACTTTTATCACTTCTAACGATTTGGGGAATCTGTATGTTTCTATCTCTTAAATAATTATAGATAATTACATCCCACATTCTTACTTGAGAAAACACATCTGTATAATTACATTTTGCACTATAGGCCATAGTCAAGATCAAATCAATCAATTTCATCTTATCTTCAAGTCTATCTACTATCTCCACATCTTGAATATTATAATCAATGAATGATTGAAAATCTTTGGTGTACCACTCACGAAATGTATCGTATGGGTTTGGGTCTTTACGTTCACCCAATTCAACAAATGCTATATGGTCTAATCGATAACTCTCTTGAGCTGAGTATGTAAACTTCTTATATAAGTCAAGATAGTCTAACTGTTCCAAACCAAATACATTATAACAAATATGTTCCTTACCTTGAATGTACACACTATCTTTAAATACCGTTTTCCAAACAGATAAACGCTTAACTTCTTTTTCACCTAACCGATATTTGATACGATGTACTATATAAGGCAAGTCATAAAATTTAGAGTTCCATCCTGTAATAACATCTGGCTTATGAGTTTCCCAAAATTTAAGGAATTTCTCTAACAATTCATCTTCAGAAACACATTTGACATAATGGACATCTTCTCTACTATTGGTATAATCTCCTACACCAAATACCACTATTTGTTTTGATTGATGATTCTTAATTGTAATGGAAAGTAGTTCCTCTATAGAATCTTCCACTTTAGGAAATCCATTCTCAGAGGCTACCTCAATATCAATAGTCACAACTAAAATATCATCCATCTTCCAGCTAATATCACTCCTCCAAGTATCAGAAATATACTGGAAATTATAGCGAGTCATGCCATAGATTAAATTTTGTTGTTCGGAATATTGGGAGGCGAATTCTTTTGATTGCTTGATGGATTCCTGTTTGACAGGAGCGAGACTCCTACCATCGAGAGTTTTGTATGGGGTTTCCTTTTGTACTGGTACAAAAAGAGTAGGTTGATATTTATTGCGGGCAGTTATTCGTTCTCCGTTTTGAACTCCACGAATAAGAATACTATTGCCGTAGCTAACTACATTTGTGTAATAATCCATAATATATCTATTATACTACAGCCAAACGAAAATGTCAAGTTTTATTTATCCGTTTAACTGTACGTTAGGAAGTATAATTCCAGAGCCAAATTTCTGATTCCATGCATCTCTGGCTGCATCTACAGGATCGGTTATACAAATAACCCAATCCATTTTAACTGTTACGTTGTCATTTTTTGAGAAGGGGGGCCAAGGCGCAAATCCTATACCTTGTTCGGTAGGCATTAATTGGCAAGGATTAGATATAATAACATCATTACTAATAACTGTTACATCACCTATAATTTCCTCGCCAGATTTTAACTTAACCAAGCGAATATCACTCATCTTTCTTTTTACCTATATTATATTTTTGTTCAAGTATCCAATCACTCTTTTCTGAAAATGATAAAACTTTAATTTGACTCAATGGAGCTTTAGGTTCTGCTTCACTTACTAAACCAACTAAACCCCAATCACCTAGTAAACCAGCGATAGTATTCCTTCGCTCTATATCATTTTCTGTAAGGCTTGATTTCTTTCCATCTAATACAAAAAGTTCTTTAAAATGGACAATGTAATATTTGCCTTTCTTATGAAGTAGATGACAAGACTGCCACAACTTCTTTTCTCTGCGAGATGCTACACCAATTCGTGATAGAGTCTCCCTAACCTTCAAGAAATCATCAGGCTCCTTCAGGGTCACTTCTAACATATCAGATGATGTCCAATTTAAATCTTCAGTCATTTTCCACCTTTATCTAATTTCGTTTTCATATAGGATATATCCTCATCCGTGAGAACATTCAGAACTTCTTTTGCTCTCTGATCACTATATCCAAAATATTCTTTAATAGTTTCTAAATTATTAATTTTAGAAGTTTTAAGCCAAGGAGCAAATCTTTTCCTTGATCTAATACTATTTAGGAGAAATTGAAACTGGAGTTTGTTATCTAACCCATTGTAAATATTCATTTCATTTACTAATAGGATAGTGTCTGTAAAGGGGTAAATACAACGATTTATTATATATGGGGAATATTTCTTCTCCCACATCTCATCATCTGAGTCCATCAATTGTTCTTTAGATTGATTGATGGCCTTCAGATATTCTTTCAATTCATACATTATATAGTGTGTAAGTAAGGGTTAATTCTTCATCTTTTTCTATGTCCCTACTGGTAACTAGAGAATAATAAGTAATTACTGACTCTTCTGGTGATTCAATTTTATGACAATTAGGCTCTTCGCTATGATTGATAAATCCACCTACTGGTGTACGAATATGATCTCCTTTAAAGCCTGGAGCAAACACATGAGAAATACCTAAATGGATTCCTTTTTTAATAGGTGTTTTCGCAAATAGCCCCACTCCATGAATTGG